GATCTACTTACTTACAACTACGATCACGTCTTCGAATACATTGTGGAAGACGAAGCTATCTCTGTAAAGCCTGTCTTCATCGGTAAGATGGCTGACAAGATCCTGGGAGAGCGCAATCTCTTCATGTCAGCGACCATCTCCGACAAGTACATTATCGACACTCTCGAGCTGGACCCAAGCACCGTCGGCTTCGTGAAGCTGCCGCCAGTATTTGATCGCGCCAACAAGGAGATCGTCTTCGTTGGTCGCCGTAGTCTGAACTACGGTCTCATGAACGATGATCAGGTCGTCAAGGAACTAGCCCAGCAGTGTAGCTCTATCGTGGGCTCTCACGCCAAGATGGGCGAGAAGGGTTTGATCCTCGTGCCGTCATTCAAGGTAGCCGAACAGATGGCCAACGGTATTACGGACAGATCCTCCCGAGTGTTCGTACACACCCGTAGAGACAAGATCGGCGAACTGATTGACCAGTTCAAGGCGTATTCGAAACCTGCGGTTCTCATCAGCCCTTCCATCTTTGAGGGTTTGGATTTTGCCGATGATGCGTCCAGGTTCCAGATCATTCTGAAGGCTCCGTTCCCGTCTCTCGGTGAGAAGCGGATGAAACACATTGCTGACAAGTATCCAGACATTTACAAGCTTATGACCCTGAAGAAGATCATCCAGGGTATCGGCCGGTCTGTGCGTTCTCCTGAGGACTACGCCACGACCTACGTCTTGGATTATAACGTCAAGAAGCTCTTCGACTCGGACCTTAACGTTTGGGATGATCAGTTTACCGTGACAAGCATTTAACATTAGGAGGCTAAGATGGGCTGGTCAAGCGGAACCACACTATTTGAACACGTGATCGAGACGGTGCAATTCCACGTACCAGATTTCGACACCAGATATAACATGTACGTGGAACTCGTCAGCGCCTTTGGAGCCCATGACTGGGACAATCTGGATGAAGTGGTCGGCATCGACCCAGCGTATGACCAATTTTACAATGAGTTCGTGAAAGAAAACGATGAAGATTGAATACGTCAAAGGCTCTGTGATTGATGCGACTGAATCGATTATCGCTCAGGGGTGTAATGCTCAAGGCGTGATGGGATCCGGCGTGGCCAAGGCCATCCGCGACAGGTGGCCTGAAGTGTTTCCACGCTATAAGGTATTCATTGACGAAATTCGAGCTGCCGGCCGAAATCCTCTTGGCTGCACCAACTTCGCTAATGTGGATCCATACGGTGATGATAAAATGATCGTCAATATGATCACCCAGGAGTTTTACGGCCGTGACGGTAAACAATACGTTGACTATAATGCCGTGAGAAAATGCATGAATCTCTTAAATAGAAGAGTAGGAATGTTTTCATCTCATCCGCATCGTGTTGCAATGCCTAAGATCGGAGCCGGTCTTGGTGGAGGTGATTGGGAAATCATTTCTCAAATCATTGAAGAAGAGAGCACTAACTTCCAACCTGTGGTCTATGAACAATGAGAGTTTTAGTCTGCGGTGGCCGCGATTACACAGACAAAGAACATGTGTACTCTATTCTTGACCAGTGTTATAGTCAGAATACCAAGCTAGAGATCATCTCCGGTATGGCTCGAGGCGCCGACAGGTTCGCCTACGAGTGGGCCAAGGAACGAGGCGTAAAATGCTTCGAGTTCCCTGCCGACTGGGATAGATACAAGAAGGCTGCTGGTCCTATCAGAAATCAACAGATGATTGATGAGGGTTTCCCTGATGCTGGGATCGCCTTCAAAGGAACAACCGGAACCGCTGACATGGTCAGACGCCTGAAGGCGAACTGCATCCCAGTGTTAGATCTTCGCAACGAAAGAAAATCATGATCCTCAATCTGGTCCCCGAGACTGATCCTATCCTGAAGTCCGAACTATCTAGATTCGACTTCTCCAATCCACCTACCGATCCGGTTCAACTCGCCAAGGACTTGGCTGAGACTATGATCCAGAACAAGGGCCTGGGTCTAGCGGCCAACCAGTGTGGTCTGCCATACCGCGTCTTCGTTATGAATGGAGAGCAGATCCGGTGTTTCTTCAATCCGAAGATCGTTGACACCTCTGACGAAGAGGTTGTCATGCCAGAGGGATGCCTGAGCTTCCCAGGTCTGTTTGTTAAGGTCAAGAGACCTGCCACGTGCAAGATCCGCTACACTCAGCCTAATGGCGAGGTCGTCACTGAAGAGTATGGCGGATTGTCAGCGCGAGTTATCCAACACGAAATCGACCACCTGAACGGGTATACCTTCAAGGATAGAGCTTCAAAGTTCCACCTTGAGTCTGCCCTACGCAAGAGAAAGAAGAACAAATGAAGTCATGGCCACAAGACATCCACGAGATGCACACTAAGTTCGGGCATCTAGATGCTGTCAGGAACATGGAACCAGAAACCCTGAGGGCAATGCTGAAGTTCCGTATTGATTTCCTCCAAGAGGAGCTGGATGAAACCCGCAAAGCCCTTGATGAAGATTTTGACCCAGAAGAAATCGTAGATGGCTGCATCGATCTTTGCGTCGTTGCCATCGGAACGCTGGATCTCTTTGATGTTGACGTTCAAGAAGCATGGAACCGGGTCCACGCCGCCAATATGTCCAAGGAGGCTGGCATTAAACCAGGGCGTCCAAACCCACTCGGCCTTCCAGATTTGATGAAGCCAGCGGGTTGGGTTGCTCCTAACCACCTCGACAATCACGGCTTCATGGCCAAGGCTTTTGAACAGTAATTAAGGATTTTTAGAATGAGAATTGTTAGAAAACCGTATGCTGAACTCCGAATTCCATATTCGAGGTTCAAGCGGTTTATGAGAATGATCATTCGGGAAATTCGTGAGTGTGATCCTACAGACAGTGAATACATTAAAGATCTAGCAAACACTTTGCGGCAATACATTTATGAGTGTGGGTATCGCCCAACTGGTTACACATCACATGCGGCTCTAACTTCAAAAAATACAACCCTAGAGCATTTTCATTCTCGCCTTGGATACGCAAAACGTATTATTAAGCTTATCAACTCTCAACGGTTTATTGATTCGGAAGAGTCATACAGACGACTATACAACATGGTCAAATCTGCGTCTAGGGTTCATTGCACGACTCCAGAAGAAAATAGACGCCTGTCGCGCATACAAAATGATCCTCGGTATTCACATTTGTCCTGGCGTGTTCAATATCGTCTGGCAGGAATAGTCCTAATCTACACGGCGAATATATTCCATATTGATAATGTGGAATACCGTGGATATACAAAAACCGACATGCTCAGCATTCTTGATGTTTCAATATACACTTTTGATAAGAGATTGAAAGATCCACGATACCCATGGCACCAAGCATGAACACGCTTGAAGCTCTTTGCAATGAACATCTGCAAAACATCCTGATCACTCAGGAGTTTATAGACTATCGTAACGAGCTTTCTCAGAAGTTTTACACGGGCGGCCGAGATGAGAAAGAAATGCTTGTCTCGGCCGATTGTCTAATTGCTGAATATGAACTCTTGAGATTAGGAGTCGTTCAAGAGCCTCTTAGTTTCGCACACGACATCATAGTCGACGGCAAGCTGATTGACATCAAGGTAGTTAAGAGTACTTGGTTCACAGTCAAAGACAGAAGACTTGAGTGGTATAGAGAGTGCGTTGCTAAACGTTCTGTAGATGACTTCGCCTTTTTAGCCTATAAGCGCAGTGTAACCAAGCCATTCGTTGTAGGTGATATCATATCATTACGATTTATTAAACAGGTCCCAGCTAAAGAAGTGTTGTACAAATTGAAAAAATCGATGTATAATGGCTTCTACTATCCAATGTAAGGAATACACATGAGCATGATTATAGCCAAGCCTACCAAGGAGTCTATCAAAGTCCTTGAGGAATGCGCAGCAGTCCAGAAGAAAAAGGGCGCTGACTACCAAAACCCCAACAGCAATGTCAAGCAGGCGATGCACTACCGCCGCGGCATTGATTCTATCCACGACCTCCTCCAGGGTAAGCTCTACAGGGCGCAATCCCTCCTCGAGGCTGCTCACACCCCCAACCAGGCACCGAACTTCGAGTCCATCGAAGACACCTACATGGACCTGATCAACTACGCCTCTTTCGCCGTCGAGTATCTCCGGGGGAAGATGGATGGCCAAGATCCCAACCGGGACATCTTCAATCGCCCGAAGCCGACCTTGCCGTCGGCCTTGCCGGGCTCAACTATTTCTAGCATTTCTCATGAAGACAACGGGAAGCACATGTAATGGCGGAATACATCGAAACCCTAAATGCCTCAGACATTCGCAACATCCTGAAGGAGCGCCTCCGCCGCGAGCAGTACGTCATCGATAAAACCGGCGTGAAGATGATTGAGATCGTCGGTGCCAGCTTCATCGCTGATGAAGAAGCCATCTTCGGCGAGGTCAATTGGGATTATGTCCGCCGCGAAATCGCCTGGTACGAATCTGAGTCTCTGAATGTCAATGACATTCCAGGCCAGACTCCAGCCATCTGGACTCAGGTTGCTGATGAGACTGGAATGATCAACTCGAACTATGGTTGGTGCATCTACTCCGAGGACAACTGGCATCAATACGATCATGTTCTCGCCGAACTGGCTGACAAGCCAAACTCCCGTCGGGCCATCATGATCTACACCCGTCCGACTATGTGGGATGACTATGACATGAACGGCCGTTCTGACTTCATGTGCACCAATGCGGTTCAATATCTAGTTCGTGATGGTGCCCTTCATTGCGTGGTTCAGATGCGGAGCAATGATGTTGTCTTCGGTTACAAGAACGATAGGGCTTGGCAAGACCATGTCCTTCGCCAACTCGCCGCAGATCTCGACCTGCCCGTCGGGAATATTTACTGGCAGGTCGGGTCGCTCCACGTTTATTCTAGACACTTCGACTTAGTCAAATAGGAGAGAGCAACCATGAGTGATAGAATCAATATTCTAGACCGCATTGACGGTGAGCGCGAATATCAAATCCAGCGATGGGGAACGTTGGATGAAGAATACAATATGCCGAACGACTTTGTGGCGTACATGTCCCACTACAGCACGAAGTGGTTTGATGGGCAAATCGCCCCATACAATCTTGAAACTGTGGTCCGCTTTAACGAAGCCATGGTGAAGACTGCTGCCATTGCAGTTGCCGCCGCTGAACTATCGGAAAAGATCATCAACGGTGAAATTGATCGGCCCGACATTCTACAAGCTGCAACGGAAGCGTAATGAAAAACTCTTGGAAGACCAAGTATCTAGACCTAGCCCAACACTTCTCTACGTGGTCCAAGGATCCGAGTTCTAAAATCGGCGCTGTAACGGTTGCCGATGATGGCCGAGTTCTGACCCAAGGGTACAATGGTTTTCCAAGAGGCATTGCTGACACTCCAGAGCGTCTGAACGATAGGCCTACCAAATACGGTCTAGTGGTTCATGCTGAAATGAACTGCATTTACAACGCTGCTGATATGGGCATTAGTCTGAGAGATTCGTCTCTATTCGTGTACGGGCTTCCTGTATGCGATCATTGCTCGTTGGGTATCATCCAGGCCGGCATCAAGAAGGTCTACATGAGACCTAACTACGAAAAACTCACGCCTACATGGTTGGCTTCCTTCCATAACACGGCCAATAACTTTGCAGAGGCCGGAGTCCACTGGGAAATCGAAGTCCCTCGCCTTGAGGGTGTTGAGTACCTGGAGCTTCATAGGTTCACATGACAATCACACTGACTCCGTATTACGATGAGTTTCTCCGTTATCATGAACTGGCGAAGAAACAGCAGGATCTCTGCAATCTAGGATCTGAGTCGTATCTTGGCTCTGTAGGCGATCCGCTTATGGAGCACGTCGAGTTGTATGATGTGGTCGAACGGAAGTATGCCGGCTTCAGCCAGATCGTCCATGATGTTTGGTACGGTTGGCGAAAAGATCACCCATACTGGAACAAGATGGCAGCCGGCAATGTCTCACGTCAGCGAGAGATGATCGCCAAGGACTGGACCGGGAAGCACATCGGTCTACCTGAGTTTCTTTATATGCTGATCCTTCACCGGGTCACGGGTTCTGGCATTAACTACGCCGCCAAACCATCCGGTTACCATAACTCGATTCTGATGCACCTTCATCAGTGCCATAACGGCGATAACGTGATTACTATGAATAAGATGGTTGATTTCATCAAGCATTACCCATCCACGTTCATGACATCAGTCGGGTATCAGTTTCCTAAATTCCCTAAGAGCCCAAGTTCTGAATACCGTATTGGCGGAATTTATTATCTCTGTGAATTTGCACCAAAGCTCGCTAGAGACCTGGCCACGATGCTTCAGGACATCCAAACTCCAGGGCTTGGGATCACTAAACTGACATTTAGACAGCTCGGTGAATGGATGCTCAACTGGAATCTAGAGCATGGCCTCGGGCGATATATATTCCAGTACGCGGCCGTGATCGCAGACATTGCCGATTGGCTCCCACAGTATGTGGACCATTCGAGCATGTTCTACTACGGGACCAATGCGGTTAACTGCATGGGTTTCATGGGAACGTCCACCAAACTCAAAGGCCAAGATCTCCTTGATGCAATCATGGAGCAGGCAGTTAAAGACACAGGCGGGCATCCGTATAATCTGGAAGACGTCATGTGTGACACGATCCGGTACGTAGAGAATTACTGCCGGCCCGGAGACGCTTACGGGCACCTAGACCTTGATAAGGTCTGGAACACGTCCAAGATCATCCACCCGTACGGACGCCAGAAGGCTATGTTGGATCTAGGTCTGGTCAAGACGTTCAATGACATCAAACATCACCCCACCGGCGACTCTGTTATCGCAGCTGCCGGCATGAAACCACATGAGTATATTGAGAAAGTGAAAGACCTGCATGGCACTACGCAGTCACTCTGAACACGTCCTAGATGGGCTCAACCGAGATGTTGGCGTTATCGGATGGGAAGCAGCCAAGGAATATTATCTGGGCCTGGCCGAAGGTTGGAAACCTTACAACCCAGATCCCATCACAAAAATCCACGAAGGCATTACCGTAGTTCGCGATGACCTCGTAGCCGGTACAAAAACTCGGGCCGCAGATCTTCTTCTGAGCAGGACACAAGCCGATCGCTTTGTATACGTTCAGCCCCGTACTGGACTTGCTGGGGTATCGCTGCTTCACGCTGCCAAGGTTCACAACCGCGACGTTACTCTCTTCATGCCATCCTCCAAGAGGATCAGTCTTCACCAGGCCTGCTGCATCGAACAGGGAGCGACTCCTATATTCGAGCGGATTGCGGCTATGCCAAATCTCAACAAAATTGCAAAGGAATGGTCAGATGACAACAAAGCCTTCTTCATACCCCTCGGGCTTCGTCACGAACTCGCAACTGCGGCCATCGTCACCGCCGCCTCCACTATACCTGAACCCGACGAGGTCTACGTTGCTATCTCAACTGGGGTTCTTACCAGATCTCTCCAAATCGCATGGCCCAATGCCAAGTTCACCGCGGTGGCGGTCGCTAGGAACCTGAAGGCTGGGGAGGCCGGTCCATCAAAGATCATCTCAGAACCCCTAGAATTCCAGACTAGAGAAAAGGAGGAAAACCTTCCTCCGTTCCCATGCGTAGAAACCTACGATGGAAAAGTTTGGAAATATATTCCGAAGAACACAGGCCGAAACATTCTATTTTGGAATGTTGGTCAGAACCCAGTTCTGAAGGATGAAACCATATATGATCGTGTTAACTCGGTAAGAGAGTGGAAGAAGAAATGTCCGGTAGACTAACAGTAACCTGCGGCCCGATGTTTGCCGGCAAATCTACGGCCCTTCAGAGTGACATCGAGCTGTTTGCTAGCCCATACCGGGTTTTCAAGCCCGAGCTTGATACTAGAAGCCCAGGCCGAATCGTCTTGCATAATGGTAGCTATATTGATGCCATAGAGATAGATGCCACAGACGGGTCGCTGTGCGCACATCTAGATGAAGGTGTTAGAACCATCTTTATTGATGAGATCCAGTTCTTCGGGCCCTGGATTACTCGTGAGATCATTTATTTGATCTTGGAGCAAAATATTGATGTACATGTTTATGGACTTGATTTAGATTATAAAGGTGGGGCCTGGCCACGCATGTCGGAACTACTGCCGTTGGCAGATGAGGTCCACAAGCTGAAGGCTGTGTGCCAGATGTGTGGGAAGTTCGCTTCCAAGACTGTTCGCATCTCCCACGAAGAATACCAAAACCAGGTCATGGTCGGCGCAGCTGACCTGTATGAACCTAGGTGCAACCTCCACTTTACAGAGCATTTTCATGAAGATATTGCTGACTAGTCCGGTAACGCCTATCTCGGAATCCGAGTACTCGCACCGGTCTGCTCAAGCTGAGATTTATGCTCAGATGATCTATGATACCTTCGACTGCCCTATCGGCAATTTAGAAGTGGTCATTAACTATCGGAACAAGATCAAGGACTATTCAGATTTTGATCTCGTCTACGTCTATCACGGCAATGACTGGGGTGGAGCGCTGAACCTATTCGGGGGCATCAGCGGTTTGTCAGATCCAGAGGGTTTGGTCGCTTTGCATAAACTCGACACCAAGAATGTGGTGTCTATTGCAATCCCAATGCCTGATTACGCCGGCCTTCTGAGGAAGAGGCTGAAGCCTGGTGAGAAGTTCGACTCTATCTTGGACGAACTCCCAGAGAATACCCCGATGACCTACGCGGTCACCCCAGTATCGTTCGAGGGAACGTCCAACTTGGTCATCGGGGACTCACACGCTATTTGCATGTATCGCCCGGGCTGGGAAGTCCTGTCGGTTCCGTTCAAAACTTTGCATGGTGCCTTGACCGGCTCTGGCGGTATTCGCCAGCTGGTAAAGGATAAGTTTGAACACTCCGGACACTTCGAGCACCTCGAGTTCTATTTCGGCAACATTGATATTCGCCACCACCTGATGCGTCAGCCGGAGCCTAAGGTTGCTACGATCGATTTGGCCAGGAGATATTTTGCAGAAGTCGAAGGCCGCTTCCCTAGTGCGCTGACCAAATCCATCTATGAGCCGCTTCCGATTGAGGACGAATCTCGGAAGCTCCCCAAAACTGGATATTACAAGGGTCTTCCTTTTTACGGAACGTGGGAAGAGCGCAACAATATACGAGAACTGTTCGCTGCCACCCTAGAGAAACTATGTGCGGGCAGCTCGGTCAAGTTCATTCGATGGACCGACTATCTCAAAAATGCGCAAGGCCAGCTTGATTTCAAACACATGGAGAAGCCTAGGTCTGTCCATTTGGCTCGTGCTTCGTATCCGCATTGGCAAGGCATGAACAAAATTCCTGAAGCCGTAACTCCAACCTCATCGCTCGAAGGCTTTTTCACTTGATTGACTTTCTCACCCAAATTAAACAAGACCTGCACCTCTCTGGTCAAATCGACGCCCTAGTCGCTGAGCCGGAAAGCTCATGGGTCTGGCAGGTTCCTGCAGGCGGACTTGTTATGGGAGCTAGGGCTTTTGAGGTGACTATGGAAGTCAGAGACGGCGTCAATTCCGACGGTACCATTCATACCGCAGACGGCCTCACATTTCAAATCTACAAACAACCCCGATCAAAGGAACCATCAATGACAGATACCCCATCAAAAGTCGAATATCGGTTTGATGAAGACAAACTTCTGGCTGAGATTGGGGACTATATCGCTGGCACATACTCGAAACATTACGCAACCAACGGCGGCATTCAGGCAATGGATGCCATTACAGCTACGGGCGCAGGTGTAGGATTCTGCGTTGGCAATATCCTGAAGTACGCTTGGCGCCTCGGTAAGAAAGATGGATTTAACAAACTTGACATCATGAAGGTGATTCACTATTCGATCATCCTGATGTTCATTATGAAGAAGGAAACCAAATAATGAGAGCATATATACTACTAGACCGTTCGGGCAGCATGGCTGGACTCTGGAATGAAGCCATCGGCTCCATCAACGCTTACGTCAAGGGCCTTCCGGCGAAGGCCAAGGTTACAGCTGACCTGTTTGATACTGGCACGTACGGTCAATCAGATACATATGTCCGCGCCCGCGACACCACGGTCAACAACTGGCAGGACATCAGCACTACCGAATATTCTCCCCGCGGCGGCACTCCGCTGAACGACGCAGCCGGACGTCTTCTAACCGAAGTCCTGGCGTCCAAGGACAAGAAGGCCGTCGTGATCATCATGACTGATGGCTACGAGAACGCCTCCAAGGAATTCACTCTGGCCCAGGTCAAGGAGCTCATCAAGAAAGTCGAAGCCCGTGGTTTCGAGGTCATCTTCCTGGGCGCCAACTTCGATAACGCAGAACAACAAGCTGTCGGCTATGGCGTCGCTATGGACAAGACCATGAATATCTCCAAGGGCAATCTCGAGAGCAGCATGCGTAGCATGTCTCAGATGACGATGGCCTATATGTCGGGATCCTCCGCTTCAATCACACTGGACGCTGGCACCAAAGCCGCAGCCGTTAAATAAGGAATAACATGTCATTTGAACTAACCGTCCAACGCGAAGACCTGAAGAAGCAGAAGCTCTTCATTGCCACCCCCATGTACGGCGGCATGTGCGCCGGCATGTATTGCCGATCCATCGCCGACCTGAGTGCCCTCTGCACTGCGTACGGTATTTCACTCCAGATCTACTACCTCTTCAATGAGAGCCTGATCACCAGGGGCCGGAATTATTGCGTCGATGAGTTCCTACGTTCTGGCGCCGACCATTTGATGTTCATTGACGCTGACATCGGCTTCGATCCGAAAGACGTCATCGCCCTCATGGCCATGCAGATGTCTGACCCTGCGAAGTACAACATTGTCTGCGGTCCTTATCCTAAGAAGTCCATCTCTTGGGAGAAGATCAAGCTGGCCGTTGACAAGGGCTTTGCCGATGAAAACCCTAACGACCTCGACAAGTTCGTTGGTGATTACGTCTTCAACCCAAAGGGCGGAACGCAGTCTATCTCCCTTGGCGAACCAGCTGAAGTTATGGAAGCCGGCACCGGCTTCATGATGATTCACAAGGACGTGTTCCCTAAATATCGGGAAGCATATCCTGAGCTGAGCTACAAGCCGGACCACGTTCGCTCTGAGCATTTCGACGGGACCAGAGAAATCCACGCCTACTTCGACTGCATCATCGATCCTGATACCAGACGGTACCTCTCTGAGGACTACATGTTCTGCTATAACGTCAACAAGATGGGTGGTCACATCTGGCTTTGCCCATGGATGAGATTGCAACACGTCGGGACTATGATCTTCGGCGGCTCTCTTGCTGATCTTGCATCAATCGGTGCATCCGCCACAGCGGATCCGAAGGCGATCACGAAAAACAAGAGAAATCAATAAGCTGTGTACTTAAATGGGCTCAAGTGCTAAAATGGCACTTGAGCCCCGACCATTTGGAGAATATTTCGTAATGAATCTAGACCCCCGCACGCTGCAGATCCTTAAGTCGTTCTCAGCGATTAACCCATCCATCCATTTCAATGGCGGGAAAACACTAAGAACTATCTCACCCACTAAGACGGTGATGGCAAAGGCCATTCTAGATGACGGGTTTGATCAACCATTCGCCATCTACGACCTGTCCAGGTTCCTCGGTGTTCTCAGTCTGTTTGATAACCCAGAACTGACCATCACTGATACAGCCGTTGAGATCCGTGGCCGCAATGGCGATAGCATCAACTATGTCGTCGCCGATCCCTCGAATATCGTGACTCCTCCTGAGAAAGATATCAAATTCCCTTCCGTTGACGCAACCTTCTCGCTGAAGCAAGATGACTTCAGCCGTGTGATCAAGGCCCTTTCTGTTCTTGGTCTTCCAGAGATTGCTGTGGTCGGCGACGGAGAGAAAGTCTTCCTACAAGCCGCAGACTCCAAGAACCCAACTGGCGATGTTTATAAGACTCCAGTCGGCGACACGGACCGAGTCTTCCGGGCCATCTTCAAATCTGAGAACCTGAAAATTCTGCCCGGAGATTATGAAGTCTCTATTAGCAAAGCTGGCCTGGCCTACTTTGAAGGAGCTGGCATTGAGTATTTCATTGCCATGGAAGGCACATCCAAGTTCAACTAAGACTACCTTTTATCATGGAGCTATTTTATAATGCGTGAGCAATTCCTCTACGTGGAAAAATACCGCCCTCACACGGTGGCGGATACTATTCTTCCCGAGAGTCTCAAGGCGACTTTTCAGTCTTACGTCGACAAGGGCAACATTCCGAACATGACCCTGGTCGGTGGTCCAGGTATTGGAAAAACTACCATTGCCAAGGCAATGTGTGACGAACTAGGCATCGACTATATTGTCATTAACGGTTCTCTGGACCTGAACAAAGACGCTTTGCGTAACGATGTGCAACAGTTTGCATCTTCGGTTTCTTTCACGGGTGGCCGCAAGATGGTCATCGTAGATGAAGCCGACGGCCTGCGTGGTGACGTTCAGGGCGCATTGCGTGCCTTCACTGAGGAGTTTTCGGCTAACTGTGGTTTTATCCTGACTGCCAACTTTGGCAACAAGATTATGGAAGCTCTCCGCAGCCGCTGCCCTCCTGTGAACCTGACCATCCGCAAGGATGATAAGCCACAGATGGCCATGCAGTTTATGAAGCGTTGCCTGACCATCCTTGATAAGGAGGGCATTACCTACTCCAAGGAGGCGCTCGCTGCTATTATCCAGAAGTACTTCCCCGACTTCCGTCGGACTCTGGGAGTTCTTCAAGAATACGCGTCGGCTACAGGCACTATCGATTCTGGCGCTTTGGTCGACTTGGCTGATGAGTCCATTGATGCAATTAAAAAGCTGATCAAAGATAAGAACTTCTCCGGCATGCGAAAGTGGGTCGGCGAGCATTCGGACATGGACACCACTGTCTTCTTCCGTGCTCTTTACGATAAGATTACCCCAGAGTTGGAACCTAACTCGGCTCCACAGCTGGTCTTGATTCTGGCCGATTACCAGTATAAGGCAGCCTTCGTTGCTGATCAAGAGATTAACACTGCGGCGGCTCTGACTGAGATCATGGCTTCAGTCATTTTCAAGGGATAGTCATGGCCGGCAATCCCTTCGAATACATCAATAATATCACGTCCGGCCGGCAAAATATGATTCGCGAAAGTGATGATCCGTTTGTCGCTGAAAAGGAATACCCCGCGTTCATGGCGAATCGAGGGCTTTCCTATTTCATTGACACGATCATGTATGCTAACGACATGAACAAGCATGCAGCACTTGATGGTATCATGCAATATGAGTACCTCTATTATTCTGTCCCTAAGAAGAAGAGGTTTACAAAATGGTCTAAGCCTGACAAGTCTGAAGAGATTGTACTGGTCTCAGAATACTACGGTTATTCAAAGAAGCGAGCAGAAGAAGCTTTGCGGCTATTGACTCCAGATCAGCTTACTGCTATCAGAAAGGTTTTAGACAAAGGCGGAAAGTGATAATGCATAAATATCAACAACGTCATGGAGTAATGATGAGTTAGAAAGTGTGCAAACCATGGTTGATCAAGATATATTCCGCGGTCTAGGTGTTGAAATCCAGATTGCTAAGGAAGATGACTTCCTTAAAATCAAAGAGACTTTGACTCGTATAGGCATCGCCTCTAAAAAAGACCAGAAATTGTTTCAGTCATGCCACATCTTGCATAAGCGTGGTCGATATGCCATCATGCATTTTAAGGAACTTTTTATCTTAGATGCTAAGCGCACTGACTTTACCGATGATGACCTCGGCCGTAGAAATACTATCGCTGGGCTACTTGAGGAATGGGGCCTCATTAAGATAACTAACCCCAAGCTGTGTGAATCCCCTCGCGCAGATCTCCGTAACATTAAGATCCTTCCATTTTCTCAAAAACGAGAGTGGGAGTTGTGCTCTAAATATACTATAGGAAACAAGCAATGATTAAAGTAGAAATGACCACCATCCAAGCATCCGCACTTCTGCAGATCATGGATAGCGCCGTTCGTGCCACTGGCCTGAATGCTGC